AGTACTACGACAACACCCTGCCGTGGGGCTTAGACGGCACGATGATGCTGCCCACTGCCAACTACCTGCACTTCATGTCTGAGTTCCGCAAGGAAAAGGGAGAGTGGCAGGTGCTGGTGCAGGAGTTCTACGATGACTACGAGCAAGACATACTGGATGCACAGCGCATCCTCGGCTCCCTGTACAGCGCCGCAGACTACCCCAGTCAGGCTGACTTGCGTGTCAAGTTCAGCATGGATATGGCTGTGTTCCCTGTACCAAGCAGTGACTTTCGGGTTGCCATTGGGTCAGAAGAACTGTCCCGTATCCAACAAGATGTTGAGCGGCGTGTGAAGGATGCAGAGCAGGCTGCACTGAAGGACGTCTGGACTCGGCTCTACGACAGGGTGAAGCACATGGCTGAGAAGCTGGCTGATCCCAAGGCAATCTTTCGTGACTCGATGCTGGAGAACACCCGTGAAATCTGTGCTCTGCTGCCAAGGCTGAACTTCAGTGACGACCCTAACCTTGAGGCCATGCGCCAACAAGTTGAGGCATCGCTGATCAAGCACCCCGAGGCACTGCGTAATGATCCCGACCTTCGCCGCGACACTGCGGCTGAAGCCAAAGCAATCATGGACAAGATGTCCGTATTTATGAATGGAGGTATGTAATGACCAGTGTGATGCCCAAAGAGGAGGTGATACCAATCACCCCGCAAGAGGAAGCTAAAATGAGGATACGGCTTGCCAAAGCCAAGACCGCTCTGATTCTGGAGCATCCGTTCATTGGCACGGTGGCACTCAGTATGCCGTTCCTGTTGAGCCGAGAAGTACCCACTGCTGCAACCAACGGCAAGCGGGTGTTGTTCAACCCTGACTTCTGCAACGAGTTGACAGATGAGGAGTTGAAGTTCCTTGTAGCACACGAGTGTTTGCATCCGATGCTTGAGCACAACTACCGTAGACAGGAGAGACAGCATCGCCGCTGGAACAATGCGGCTGACTACGTGATCAACAAGCTGTTGATAGATGACAGCATTGGCCGGATGCCCAAGCGTGGACTGCATGACCCTAGCATTTACACTGCTGGCGGTGGCACTAGTGACGGTATCTACAACATCTTGCCAGAGCAAGATGAGAGTGACGGCGCAGAGCACGGGCTTGACAACTGTGAAGATGCTGAAGGCTCACCTGCTGAACAAGCACAGGAGCAAGCCGAGTGGAAGGTGAAGGTGGCACAAGCGGCGCAAGCTGCCAAGATGATGGGCAAGCTGAGTGCAAACATGGAACGCTTGGTTGACGAGGTACTCAGACCCAAGGTTGACTGGCGTGACGTGTTGCAACGCTTCCTTGTCAAAGCCCGCACTGACCAGCGGTCATTCTCCCGATTCAATCGCCGCTTTATTGCACAGGGAATGTACCTGCCCAGTGTCAGCGGTGAGCAGATGGGTGAGATTGTGTTTGCAGTGGATTGCTCAGGCTCTATTGATCAGCACACCATTGCCCAGTTTGCCGCTGAGATCAACAACGTCAAGGACGATCTTATGCCAGCACGTATCCATGTGATGTACTTCGACAGCGAGGTCAGCCACGTGGAATCCTACGAGCAGCATGATGATCTTGACATCAAGCCCCACGGCGGTGGTGGTACAGACTTTGCTCCGGTGTTTGACGAGATCATCGAGCATGGCCTTACACCCGTAGCTATTGTGTTCCTGACCGACCTGTGTTGCAGCAGCTTCGGCAATCAGCCTGATGCACCAGTGCTGTGGGTATCCACTGACGAGGGCAATGCGCCCTTTGGTGAAGTGGTAGTGATGTGATTACCCCCAAGGCACACATAAAACGCGGAGACATCTGCGTAATTCGTTTAGTAGGCGGCAAGTCTGAGATGTTCAGGCTTGTCGAGCAGCACCACTACAGACAGTTGGTTGGATGTTTTACATACATAGGAGATTGATATGGCAACAGTACGTTTTAGCACAGAACTTAGCAACACTATCTTGTCAAGTGCCCGCAACAAGATGCAACCCGCTATCGACAGGGCCGAGCAGTCTAGGCCTGACAACGGATGGGGTCAGATTATTTATGACACCCTGTTTGTTGAAGTCAAGCCGCACATTGCAAGGCTTCCTGCTGGCTGGTTGAAGACAGTTGATAAGATCGAGATCGACAGGGTGGGTGACCATCCATGTAACTTGACGTTTACATTTGCTACCCCGCAGCCTTGGCCTCACGCCTTTGTCGAGAGCAGTCTTGCCAAGCAAAGTCGCTCGTCATACAACGACGGTATGATTCTCAAAGGAGAGTGCTGGGATGCGTTCCAAGCCGAGGTTGTAGCCTTCAATCAGCGTAAGGTTGACGCACAAAAGCGCCGGATAGAGTTCGTTGAAATGGTTAAGAAGATTGTTACGGCGTACAGCACACTGGCTCCGGCACTCAAGGCATGGCCTCCACTGTGGGACTTGATCCCTGAGAATGTTAAGAACAAACACAGAGAGATCAAGGAACGTACCAAGAACGAGGTGGTGTTGGACATAGACATCAACAAGCTTACTGCCATGAGCACTGCTGCCAAGTTCGGCGTCTGACATGCCCAGAATCGACGAGGACAAACGTCGAGAGTGGCTCCGTGCCTTGCGCCGTTTTAAGTACGGTATCAAGGTACGAGCCAAGCTTGGGATACTACAAACTATCTGCGAACAAGTTGCAGCACAACGTAAGGGTAAACAGGTATGGGATGCACCTGCATGGGATCACGAAAGATGGGTTACATTCTTGTACACTTGTATCAAAAACAATGAGTTCCCTCCGCAATTACTTGAAGGATTTGTGAAGAGTGCTGAGGTTACGTTTCTCAATTTTAAAAGACAGCCGACTGTGCAGCACACGGTAGATGTTGTGAACCAGATATGCAGAGAGCAGAGTAAGGCACTCCGACAAAAGTTCGGGGTGTTCTTATGAAGTGCCCTGTGTGTGGTGCATGGGTGGCTGTCAAGGAAACCCGTAGTCGCCCCGCTAATACGGTGTACCGTAGGTATGAGTGCGCCAACGGGCATCGCTTTGTGACTTCAGAGGCAGTGGTACGTGTTATTAAACCTAAGGAGAAGACGAATGATCAAGATAACCATATCCAAGGGCGTGATTCAAAACCACATAAATGACCTACTCCACCAAGTTCAGTCACTTATGAAAGGAAAAACTCTGGACAACCGTGAACTAAATGACATGCAAGAACTACTCTGGCGCGTCGAGCATTACATCCACCAAGGAGAAGACGAATGACCGAGGAAGACGACGACACATGGCGCACGGTTGGTAAGCTGATGATCGGCGCTGCACTGGCAGTGCTGACGCTGTTCTTTGGGTTGATGTTCTTCACTGGCATGTGGATATGGAGTTTGTTGATATGACCCGCGAAGACATCATCCGCATGGCGCGGGAGGCCAATGTGTACTGCACTACCCGCCAACCAACTCTTGACGCCATGCTTGAGCGCTTTGCCGCCCTTGTCGCAGCAGCAGAGCGTGAGGCGTGTGCAAAGATGTGTGACTATGTTTACGACTACATAGTTACTGATGGGCATATAAAAGATATGGCATGCAAAATCCGAGCAAGGGGAAAAGCATGATCGAAGAAGACGATGACACACAGGTCTACAAGCGTGAGTGGGAAGGGCTAACAATTGAGGAGTATCAAGAAATAATTATTAAGCATGACGGTGGTGGGTTGATCTTGTTCTACCACTTGATTGAAGCTAGGTTACGTGAGAAAAATTCAACTTAAAGGAAACAGAAAATGAAAAGTAAATCGCAAAAGGTTCGTGAGTATTTCCGCAAGAACCCGCTTGCCATACCAAAAGAAGTTGGTGCGAAGTTCAAGGCAGCTATGCCATCGGTGTATGCAATACGCAAGCAGGTGCTCAATGGGTTGGTGGTAAAACAAGTACACCCTGTTGTAGAACACAAGCCATTTGTGCCGAGCAGCAAGGCTGATGGCTTGCAGATTGGTGGTGATCATTACAAGGGGATGGGTGTGCAGCCTTGGGCAGCGATGGAATCATGGATGACACCCGAGCAGTTCGCAGGTTTCCTGCGGGGTAACGCTATCAAATATCTTGCACGATGCGATGTTAAGGGTGGGATTGACGACGTGAAGAAGGCGCGGCACTACATCGACAAACTTGTTGAAGTGCGTGGTGAGTGATGGCAGATTCATTTGCTAAACGCCAAGTTCGGTTTGATGAGTGGCACAAAAACAATCCCGGAATTTGGGAATATTTTCAGCGGTTTAGTTTTGAAGCGCTTCAACATGGGCACAAGAAAATAAGCCACTGGCTAATCATTAACCGGATTCGTTGGGAAGTTTTTATTGTGACCACAGGTAAAGACTTCAAGATAAGTAACGACTTCATAGCGTTCTACGCGAGGCTATGGCAGAAGACTTACCCACAACACAAAACCCTATTCAACACCAAGCACATGTTGGGTGAGCCGTACCAACAAGAGGAATAAGCATGGACATTGTGACCATTGACTTTGAAACCTACTACGACAGAGACTTTAGTCTGTCGAAGATGACCACTGAGGCGTACATCCGTGACCCACGGTTTGAAGTCATTGGGGTAGGCGTCAAGGTCAACGACTACCCTAGCGACTGGTACTCAGGCAGCGACCCTGCCAAGTTTCTCAAGTCCCTTGACTACAGCAACAAGGCAATCCTCTGTCATCACACTGCGTTCGATGGTGCTATCTTGTCGTGGCGCTTTGGCATCAAGCCAAGGCTATGGCTGGACACACTGAGCATGGCACGACCACTCCACAACATCACTGTGGGTGGCAGTCTTGCTGCGCTTGCTACGTACTACGGGATCGGTAAGAAAGGCGATGAGGTAGTGGCTGCACTGGGCAAGCGCAAGGCTGACTTCACTGAGGCTGACCTTGCTCAGTACGGCGAGTACTGCAAGAACGATGCGGACATCACTAAGAAGTTGTTCGATAAGCTCAAGGTTGGCTTCCCATCGGGCGAGTTGTTGGTGATTGATCAGACCTTGCGCATGTACACCGAGCCAGTGATCGAGTTGGATGTGCCTCTATTAGAGAAGCACCTCGAAGAAGTGCGCGTCCGCAAGCGCGGCCTCATACTAGACCTCGGCCTGAGCGGCGTGAGCATGTTGGCGCTCACCAAAATGCTAATGAGCAACGAAATCTTTGCCAAGTACCTTACTAATCTAGGCATCGACCCCCCACGTAAGACAAGTCCGACTACTGGCAAGGAAGCGTGGGCGTTTGCGAAGACCGACAAGGGCATGACAGACTTGCTGGAACATCCTGACGAGCGTGTGCAGGGTGTAGTCGCTGCTCGCCTTGGGGTTAAGTCCACTATTGAAGAGACGCGCACCGAGAACTTGATCGGTGTGGCTAAGCGTGGGCGACTACCCATCATGCTGAACTACTACGGTGCGCACACTGGGCGCTTCAGTGGCGGCGACAAGCTTAACCTACAGAACCTACCAGCGCGTGGCAACACGACCATCCGCAGAGCACTGGTAGCACCTGACAAACAGATGCTTATCTCATGTGATTCGTCACAGATCGAGGCACGTACTGTGGCATGGGTGGCAGGGCAGGAGGATTTGTTGGTGGCCTTTCGTGACAAGCGAGACGTGTACTCTGAGTTTGCATCCGAAGTCTACGGACGAGTCATTACCAAAGCAGACAAGGTAGAGCGATTCGTTGGCAAGACCTGTGTGCTTGGGCTGGGCTACGGCATGGGCGCTGAGAAGTTTCGGCGCACACTAGAGATCGGGCAAGGCGGCATCAACGTAGTGCTTGACATCAACGAGGCCGAGCGCATTGTCCGACTGTACCGTCAGAAGAACTGGAAGATCGTGCAGTTTTGGCAGAGGTGCGGCAGCGCACTGATACAGATAGTCCAAGGCGGTAGCGGCAGTCTGCATGACATGATCCCGTTTGACAACGTAGGCATCACACTCCCCAACAAGTTGAGGATTCATTACCCCGCACTACGGCAAGTTGGCAGCGGGTTTGAATACATCTCTGATGCGCGTTCCTACCGCAAGGCGATACGTGATCGTGTGGTGACTGGCAGTACAGACGAGGTTAGCTGGACACGTATCTACGGCGGCAAGGTATGCGAGAACCTTGTGCAAGCCCTTGCTGCTATTGTTATCCGTGAACAGATGGCATCTATCGGTCAACACTATCACGTGGCTTTCCAAGTCCACGATGAGATCATCATCACTGCAACGCAGGCAGATGCAGACGCAGCAGAAGCTAAACTTGTTGCCGTGATGTCAACGCCACCAAAGTGGGCACATGACTTGCCTGTTGCTTGCGAGTCTGGCAAAGCCCACAACTACGGAGATACCTGAAATGAACATCACCCAAATCAACCGCGAACCCCGCAACCATGACGCCCTCCAACTGATGGAGGCAGTGACCAACCAGATCAAGGATAGCCCTGATGCCACTGAAGTTTTTATGCTGGTGAAGATCGGCCCCGACTACCACCGATTCTCCTCTGGGATCACCGACCTGATGCACCTTGTTTCTACGCTGGAGTTGGCAAAATTTGATGCCTTGCAACGCATGTCATCTTGATGTATACTGGGGTTTCCAACTTTACAACTACCTCGCAGGAAGTCCCTGCGGGGCACACTGCTATGCGCCTGAGCCACTCCTACTCCTCGATCAAGCTGTTCGAGAACTGCCCGTTGCGGTACTACCGTCAGCGCATCACCAAAGATGTTGTGGACGAGGGCGGCGAAGCGTCCAAGTACGGGGAACGTATCCATGCGTTTCTTGAAAACCGACTGAAAGGGTCAGGATTAAACGCAGAGATCGCTCAGTACGAACCCCTGTGTCTGTCCGTTGAGAAGCTGGCACAGCAAGGCGAGTTGCACATCGAGAAGGAGTTAGTCCTGACCGACAATCTCACAGCAACAGGTTGGTGGGATGCTGACGCATGGCTGCGCAGCAAACTTGACGTGCTTGTAATCGTAGGTGACGAAGCTGTTGTCATGGATTGGAAGACAGGCAAGCGCAATGCTGACCAGTTCCAGATGCAGATGTTTGCGGCGCAGGTGTTCAAGCACTACCCCGAGGTGCAAAAGGTCAAGACTTCCCTCGTGTGGCTCAAGACAATGGAGATGGACACCAACACGTATAAACGTAGCGGTATGAACGCCATCTGGGCAGAGATTATGAAGCGCATCCAGCGCATCCACTCATCCCTTGAGCACGACAACTGGCCCGCGAAACCTAGTGGGCTGTGCCGCTACTGCCCATGCCGTCACGACTGTGACTATGCTAGGGTTTAACCCTACTTGACATTCGTGTAAAGGAGCCTAACATGAGTGCTATGACACCCGAGGGTAAGGTAAAGGCCAAGGTGGTGAAGCTGTTGAAGGCAATGAACGTGTGGTACTTCTTCCCCGCTAACAACGGGTTCGGGAAGTCAGGGATACCAGACATCATTGCCATTGTCAACGGGGAGTTCATTGGTATTGAGGTGAAGTCTGCCAAGGGGAAGCCGACTGAGTTACAGAAAATCTGTGGCGCAGAGATTGAGGATGCAGGTGGGACTTGGTTGGTAGTGCGGGACGACATAACAATGATGGCGCTTGAAGCGGTCATCATAAATAGAAGGTGACAACATGCTGGTAGTTGAAAAGGCCAAGGCATTGGCTTTGAAATTGAACAATCCGAATCGGGTGCTTGACAGCATCTTCACCGCCAAGATGCTTAACGTGCATGGCATGGACATTGTGATTGCACCGCATCGCATTGACGAGGTGAAGGTGTTGCGCAACCTTGGCATCAAAGCCCCTAGTCCCATCCTGCATTACTACAACTGGCCCGGACAGTTCACGCCGTTCAACCACCAGAAAGAAACTGCTGCGTTCCTGACGCTCAATCACAGCGGGCTGGTGCTCAACGAGATTGGCACTGGCAAAACGCAATCAGCTTTGTGGGCGGCAGACTACCTTATCAAGACCAAGAATATCAAGAAGGTGCTTATCCTGTCTCCGCTCAGTACGTTGGAGCGCGTGTGGGCTGACGCTATCTTCACTGGCTTTGTACACCGCAAGTTTGTTGTACTGCATGGTACGGCAGAGAAACGCCTGAAGCTGCTGCGTACCGAGGCTGACTTCTACATCATCAACCATGACGGGTTCGCCATCATCAAGGACAAGTGTCACGGCATGTTTGACTTGGTGATCGTAGACGAGGCGGCTGTGCTACGCAACCCATCGACACAGCGGTTCAAGATTTTCCGCAAGTGGGCGACCAACAACATTGCAACACGGCTGTGGTTGATGACTGGCACACCGACACCGAACGACCCGACTGATGCGTGGGCACTTGCCAAGCTGGTGGGTTCGCCGTTCTGCACCAAAACGTACACGGCTTTCCGCGAACAGGTGATGATGAAGATTGGGCAGTGGAAGTTTGTGCCCCGCCCAGAGTCTGTTGAGATTGTGAAACACATCCTGCAACCTGCTGTGCGTTACACACGGGACGAATGCTTCGACTTGCCCGAGACAATTATCCAGACCCGACAAGTTGACCTGACCGCCGAGCAAAAGAAACATTACAACCAGATGCTAAGGCACTTCGTCACAGAGGCTGCATCTGAGGGAACTATCACGGCAGTCAACGAGGCAGTGAAGATTCAGAAACTTGTGCAGATCGCTTGCGGCGTGGCGTATGGCGATGACGGTCAGAACATCCTGATCGACTGCTCACCACGTATCAACTTAGTTAAGGAGGTTATTGAAGAAGCTGGCGAGAAGGTGATCCTGTTTGTACCGCTGACAGGGACACTGCACATGCTGGAGAAAGAACTGAGCAAGCACTGGGACGTAGCAGTTGTCAACGGCGAGGTGTCAAGCACCCAACGTAACAAGATATTCCACGACTTTCAACACCAGAAAAGTCCGCATGTTTTGATTGCGCATCCGGGGACTATGGCACATGGACTGACGCTGACTTCGGCTTCAACAATTATCTGGTATGGCCCGATCAACAGCAACGAAACATACGTACAAGCCAATGGCCGCATCGAACGTATCGGCAAGAGGAACGTATCGAACGTCATCCACATCGAGGCGACAGACCTTGAGCACAAGATGTACGAGAGACTTAGGAACAAGCAGAAGCTGCAAGGCTTGCTGCTGGATTTGATTCAACAACAAACACAAAGGTGATGACATGAGTACAACCCCGAACGTAGGTGAAGTGATCCGCACCTACATGAAATTACGAGATCAAAAAGCCGCCATCGAGGGCGAGGTCAAGGAGCGTATCTCTGGGCTTAAAGCCAAGATGGAAAAGTTGGAAGCGTGGATCAAGACGCAAGCAGACGTACAGGGCGTGACATCGTTCAAGTCCGAGTTCGGTACTGCGTTCCTGACCACAACCGACTATGCCAACGTAGCTGACTGGGATGCGGTGCTTGACTTCATCCGTGACAACGAGGCATACGACATGCTTGAGAAGCGCGTGAGCAAGATTGCTGTGCGTGGCTACATCGAGTCTACAAAAGCTGTTCCCCCCGGCATCACATACGGCACCAAGCTGGAGGTAAACATTCGCAAACCCGGTGCCAAGGCAGAAGATTGAATTTTTAACCCGCTCACTAAAGGAGAATATCTATGAGCAATATCGTCCCCGTTAACATCCAAGTTCCCGCTCACCTCGCAGGTCGTGTGGGTGTCCCTTCTATCCTCAGTGCTGCCTTGACTGGTGGCCTGTCGTCTGGGCAGTCGTTCCCCCGCATCTCTATCAAGGGTAGCCGCTTTCGTATTGTCGAGGGCGATACCGAGACTGTGCTGGATTCCACTAACCTTGATGTAGTGGTCGTTGGTGCTAACCCCCGCCTGTCCAAAACTTGGTACGCCAAGGCATGGACAAAAGATTCTGAGCCAGTTGCACCTGACTGCTTCTCGCTGGATGGTATCGGCCCTGACCAAGAATCGACTGATCCACAAAACGATTTGTGTGCGTCTTGCCCACAGAACGCATGGGGTTCTAAGGTAACTGACGCTGGTCAGCAGATCAAAGCCTGTTCGGACAATAAACGTCTGGCTGTTGTTTCCGCTGATGACACAAGCGGCCCGATCTATTTGCTATCGGTTACACCTGCCGCACTCAAGGGCTTGAACCAGTACCAGAAGGAACTGTCCGTGCGTGGCATCCCTCCTGAGATTGTCAAGACCCGTGTGTCTTTTGACACTGATGCGTCATTCCCTAAACTGAAGTTCACCTTCGGCGGGTTCCTTGACGCTGACGTACAAGAAGTTGTAGATACGTTGTTCGGTTCTGAACCGGTCAGAGAGATCACAGGGGAAACCCTTAGAACGCCAGTGGCTGTGCCGCGAATTGCCAAAGCATCAGCCCCTGCACCAGTTGCGCCGAAGCCCGCTGTCAAAGCAGCACCAGTTGAGGAACCTGCACCCGCCCCTGCACCTGCACAGGCTGCTGCTCCAAAGCGTGGTTTCAGCGCATCCAAAGCCGCTCCGTCAGTCAAAGCGGCCCCGGCAAAAGCTCCAGCCGCAGAAGCTGCAACATCTTTGGCTGATGAGATCGCTGCCCTTGTCGGGGAGGTAGATGCAGATGACGCCTAAACCGCCCCTTGACTTTACTAAAGTTGAGGCGCTTCGTAGGCATATGCTCTTGACAACTACGGATATGTCCGAGTTGCTAGGAGTGTCCCGCATGACTTATTATGGATGGGTGAAGGGCAAGCCTCTTCGTCCATCCAACGATGGGAGTGTGCGGGCTATGCTTAAACGATTGCTGGCGGTGATGACCGAACATGGATGGCCTATGCCTGAAGTGATTGCGTCAGACCAGAAGCAACGTAAAGAGCGCCTCGTTGAAATTTTGAACTTAAATAGTTAAGGTAGCAGGGGGAGTGATCCCCCTGTTCCAGCAGGGGCATAATGGACACGTTGAATTTTCTTCAGCGGGTTCTACCGTCAGCAGGTTTCTATGTCACAACCGTCATTAATCCAGACGGTAGACGCCAAGGATTCTTTGCCACAGTAGACGAACTCGCAAAGGCGGTGGTCAGTTTAGACCAGCGTGGTAACAACACATACTTCGCCATCTCAGCGTTCGCTGAGAAGGGTAGTAGAAAACAAGAGAACGTCCGAGCAACCAAGGTAATTGCTCTGGACGTAGACTGCGGCGGGGACAAGCCCTTTCCTACGTGGAAAGAAGGGCTGGCTGCAACTGGCAGGTTCGTCCAACAGATGGGCTTACCCAAACCTTTGATCGTCCACTCCGGCAATGGTCTGCATGTGTACTGGGTGTTGACTGAAGAACTTGAGTCCGTGCGCTGGAAGCCACTGGCTGAAGCCATGAAGGCAGCAGCCAAGGACAAGGGCTTCGAGATTGATCCGGCTGTACCTGCGGACAGTGCCCGAGTACTGCGCCCCGTGGGCACTACCAATCCCAAGAGCGGCACTAAGGTGCGGATGCTTGTAGACGCACAACCCGTTGCGGTCGAGCAGATAACGGCTTGCCTGTCTGCGTACATGGTGGCTCACCCGGTGAGCGTCCCACGTTCAACATCCAACAGCGGGTTGGCACAAGCGTTGCAAGTGCAGCAGGAGTTTCCTCCAGCCAACGCTGCCGTTATCGTTACCAAGTGCCAGCAGATTGACTGGGCTGTGAAGAACCAAGGTGACGTTGAGGAACCCCTGTGGTACGCCCTGATAGGTGTGGCTGCACACTGCAATGATCCCGATGCGGTTGCTATTGCATGGTCAGATCAGCACCCCGATTACAACGCCAACGAAACACTGCGCAAGCTATCACATTGGAAAACGGCAACGACAGGCCCGTCAACCTGCAAGAAGTTTGAGGAACTGCGTCCCTCCGGCTGCAAGGGCTGCAAGTTCAAAGACAAGGTGGGCACTCCAGCCCGACTTGGTATTCAGTACCTTGAGATTGCACCGTCCTCTACTGCCCCAAGTTCTGCGGCTACCGACATCCCCGTACCCCGTCCGTTCAAGCGCACCACTGATGGTATCAAGATGACCATTGACGAGACGGACATCGACGTGTGCAAGTTCGACATCTACCCCGTGTCATATGGTAAGGACGAGGGTCTAGGCTACGAGACAGTCCGGTATCACTGGAACCGCCCGCATATTGGGTGGCAAGAACTTGTGATGCGGCAAGCCCATCTTACCGACGGGCACCGCGAGTTCCCCACGATTCTGGCAGACCAAGGGATCGTGCTTAATGGCAAACGTCAAACGGAGTATTTCCAACTTATGCTGCGCTCATACATGGACGAGTTGCGGCAGAAACGCGCAATGACAAACCTGTACTCCACGATGGGGTGGAAAGAAAACTACAGTAAGTTTGTTATTGGCGACACAATTCTGCGGCGCAATGCTGATGGTTCCGTCAGCGAAGAATCTATCAGTCTTTCAGCAGGGTCAGCCCGACTAGGCCACGAACTATGGGGTACGGCTGGCACTCTCCAAGCATGGGTAGATTTTACTTCCCTGCTTCCTAAAGCTGACCTACGTGCCCACATGTTTGCGCTTGCTGTGGGTTTGTCCGGCCCGCTGTATGCGTTCACTGGCCTCAAGGGTTTGACCGTTTCGCTCTACGGCCCAACAGGTGGCGGCAAGTCGCTGGCTCAACTGTGGATTCAGTCTATCTACGGCAACCCTGACAAGCTGCACTTTGCAGCCAAGTTCACACAGAACACTTTGTTTGGTCGCATGGGTATGTACGCTCACATGCCGATGACCATTGACGAAGTGACCATGATGGACAACAAAGATGTAGGTGACTTTGCCTACTGGGTAAGCCAAGGGCGGGACAAAGCGAGGATGAACCGCAACGCTGAAGAGCGGGACTCTAAGACATGGGCAATGCCTGTCATTGTATCCACCAACAAGTCTATGAATTCTAAGCTGATTGCATCCGGGCTAGACACTGATGCGCAGTTGGCCCGTATCCTCGAAGTCAGCGTGTCATCCAGCAAGTTGTTTACCCGTGACAGTACAGCGGGGCGGAAGGTCTACGAGTTCATCACCGCCAACTACGGCCATGTGGGTCGTGCGTTTATTACAAAGTTGTTGGAACTTGGTGAGACAGGTGTCCGTGCTGCCATTGCTCAAGCCACTGCGGACTTCCACAAGAAATACAATGCGCAGTTTTCTGGCGAAGAGCGGTACTGGGAGCAAGCCATCATCCTTGCTGATCTGTCCGCACGACTGGCACGTGACTGGGGTCTGATTGCTTTTGAACCTGCCGATGGGATCGAGTGGGTGCTGTCGCAAGTGGGTGCGATACGCCGTGCTGTGTCTGAGTTCAAGACAGACTCGTTTGATTTGCTAACCGAGTACCTCAACGAAAACTCAGACGCAACACTGACAGTTACCCAGACGGGAACCAACAAGCCGACAGTGGACTTTAGCCGCATCCCTCGTGGTGAACTGCGAGTACGCTTTGAGATGCACCGCAAGACAAACGGCGATGTGCTCTCACATGGTGTTGTGCTGCTGGATCGCACACACTTCCGGCGCTGGCTGGCAAACCGTGGCGCGGACTACAAGACGTTCATGGCTGAGTTACAGGTAGAAAATATAGTTGCCACACCCAAGTCGCAGAAGGCGTATCTGGGCAAGGACTCTCCAATTAAACTGGGCCAGTCCTATGTGGTTGGTGTGAACCTCGCACACCCACGGTTGCAGGGCATCTTGAGCGATGCAGACCAAGCCATCGAAGACTTGGCCTACGGTCAACTAAAGGTAGTCACTCCCCTGTAATGCCGTACATCTCCAGAGTTCGCTCTGTCTCAGGGCGCATTGCCCTTGGCTGCGTTCGGAGGAACCGCTCTGTGGCAGTGCGCCTAGCTTCTCGCAGCGCCCGATTAGCCGACTGTTGGAAGTTGCGGATTTCGAGGCCGCTTCCTGTAGCCGCTTCATTCCAGTCACGTACCATCTGCATTACTTCAGCAGCACGTTCGTCGTCCTTGCCAATCTTAGCTGTGATGTACAACCCACGATACGTTGCGGCAACATCTTTCTGGTAGTCACCAATTCGTTTGGACAGACGCACCACATCGTTCTCTGCTACAGCAGACGCTGGATAGAAGCCCAGTGCGCGGGTAAGCATAGTCCCCAGATGCAAGTCTTCACTGACCACAAAGCCCTTCTGACTAACAATAGCACCAGCATTGTTGTACGCCATCATGTCGCCTACTGCGCGGAGCATGGCGATAGGTGACTCACGTGCAATCTTGTTGAACGATGTTGTGTCATCTAGCACACCAGTCTTACCGCCCACATAACGAACCGTGTTTGCACCCATTGCTACAGCACCTTGCAGGAAAGACGCCACTGGGCCAGCGATCTCAATCAAGTCGCGTCCTACGTCCGCACCGGCCAACGTGATACCAGTACCGGGGATGATGTTGGACAGCGACACACGGTCAGCCACGTTGGCAGGTGTGATGGTGTTGAGTAGACCGCGCATTAAGATCGGAGTCATACCGGGAGCGATAGCGTCGAGCGCTTCGGCCAGTGACTTCTCTGCGCTTCCGCGCCATACTCGGTTCGGGCCGAGTCCTAGTCCCTGAGCGATGGCGTCGAGCAAGTCCATCAAGTCTTCGGCAAACGGCAGACCCTTTAGCCCGGAGAACAAAGCAAGGATACCCAGTGCCAGCAGTTGCTCTTTGCGCGGCAGTGCTGCCAGCATCTGAATGCTGTTGACTGGGAACATCTTGAACATAAACATAAACTGTCGCACGTCGCCACGGAACATGGCAGGGCGGTTGTACATGCCGTACTCACCAAGCGTATTGTCAATCATGTCTACGGCAAACTTGTCGGCTATCTCAAAAGCTGTTGCTGCGTCCTTGCCTTCAACTAAAGCGCGTGCGTACGCCATACGGAACGCAGCCAAACCTGTTGCACGGCGGCTGTGCTGCTCGGTGTAATTAAACAAAGACATCCACGTTTCAGCCGCAGCTTTTGTAGCACCAGAGCGGAACTTGCCTCGGGCAGAACCTAACAATGAGTTGGTCAAAGCGGCTTGCATCGTACCGCCGCCGATTTCTTTTCGCATAAACCGCGCTTCGGTTTCAGTAAAACCGGAAGCTTTAAGCTTGTCCGGGTTAGACAGCAAGTCATCCCAGAACTTTATCTCGCTCTGCCCGAATCCCTTGGTTATGTTCAAAGCCCGTGTAACTTCTACAGAGGACATGCTCCAGCCAAAGCCGCCGCCGAAAGCGTTCTTTTGGTTGTACCCAGAAAACGACGGCAGCACATTGGTCGCTAGCGCAAGATAGTTCAAGATGGCCGTTGCAACCGATGCACCCATGTACGCAAAAGTTGTTGCTGTACGTATGATTGACCCAGCTTCGCCTGATGCAAAGTCAGTGTAGTCTACGTTGGACTGAGACTCCATGAACGCCACAGCCCGACGACCACGATCTTTAAATCGGTTGCCCATCTTGGGCGATTCTTTAGTTACAAACGTGTAGTGGTAGTCGTCGAACTCCCGCTTGGCAGCAAAGCGTTCTGCTTCCGGCGTTGCGGGGTTTTTCTGCGCGTTCTCCCATGCAGCCTTGCGTCGGTCGTACTCTCCCTTATCGCCAAACCACAGCCGGATTGCATCTGCATCGGTATCGTCGAACAGGCGGTCAAGGCGGTGGCGATTCTGCTTGCGAGCAACGGTGGACGCAGTTGACTCAAGATGTTGCGACACATACTTAATGGTATTCGGGTCTTCGCCGGGAGTACCTGAACGCTTTAGCCGGGTACGCGCTTTGGCATTCTGCTGAGTCAGACCCACGATTAGACGCTCACGCTCCTCTGGCGTAATGCTGATGGAGAAACGTGTGATTGCGGAAATGATCTCATTGAGGTTAGCCTCTGCCGTAGTCGAGACTGTTTCACGGGATGTTTCTGATTGTGCAACAAGTTTGACCTTCTTGACCACATACTCGGCTCCGTCCAGAACTTCTATATCGAAGCCGTCTTTTACATCGTCAAACATAGTTTGAATGCGTTCGGCCATGCTTTCGGCATCGGCACGGTTTGCTACCTGTGCAAACAAAAGCTGTTGGCGATACTGCTCTGACACCTTAAAGATACGGCCAGTCGTTGGGTCTACTGCTTGGATGCGTACTTGCCACGAACCCTCACGACCGAACGGAACATAGCCACCAGCGATGGAACGCTTGGCAAGTAACTCGGCGTCGGTTTTGCTTAACTCAAACTGCGCCAAATTCTGGATAGCCTGTTGCATGACGAAGCGGTCGGGGCCGGAGCGGGGGATGTTCGAGTCCTTCTTTAGCGCCTCGATGCCAGCGGCTACGTCGTCCATCTCTTTGCTGTCAAAGAACGCCTGTACATCTGCGTTGCGGTCAGTATCCCGGCCCAGCACAGCAGAGTTAAACTTCTTGATAAAGTCGTTGGCAGCGGCTACGGACTCACGCTTAGTCAACAGCACACCGTTCTGGTCAATAGTAGAACCCTCGGCGCGTAACGACAGGTACTTGTCTTCGACGGTCTTGAGGAACGACTTGTCATTCTCCGTTAGAGCACGGTCGAGGAACCTCTGTACAACACGCTCTACGTTATCACGCTCACCCTTAGCTGCCGCAAAGTTTGCCAGCAGCATGTCGATGGCCGACTTGTTCATGGTGTCACGCACCTCGTTGTACATGACCCATTCAGTACTTTGCTCCGTTAGGTCAGGCATGGCCTTGTAGGTCTGCTCGACTTGCTCAATGTACGATGGATTCTCCAACTCTTTCTGGTACTGTCGCTCGATGGCCTTGCGTTCTTTGTCAGACCCAGCTATGGCAAGTTCACGATCACGTTCGGCTTCAATGGCGGCGCGGCTTTCCGCAGTCGCGGGGCGTGGCACATCAATGGTGTACTTGATACCCTTCTTGAAATCTTCCAATGTAAATTTACCACGGGCTGCGAGGATGTCGTACACCGCTTGATTTAGTCGCGCTTCTCCACCCTCGATGTCAATTAGGCTACCTATCTTGCGTAACTCAGCATCTGCCAGATTGATAAATTTCACACGGCTGGTGACGTTAAGCATGGCAGACGTAATGGCAATCTGCGCCTCTGTAGCACCTTGCGTGAACCCGCGACCCAGCACCTCAACGGAGGGGGACAGCACGGTATCCATCATCTTGTTGTACTGCGCACGCAGTTGCGCTGCGGTTTTGCTGGTGTCACGGAAGATGTCGTACAGACGGCGATACCCTTGGTTCTCACGAGCCGCATAGTTCATCGACTTGAGTTCCACAATCAAACGATTACCGTAGTCGCTAAGGTTAATACCACGATCCTTAACCTGCTGAAACAAGTTGGTAATGTCAAACAGCTTTGTTGCTCGCTGTCCCATAGCGTTGGATGCAGCTACACGGTTGATCTCATCGTAGTACTCACCAGCCAAGGCAAAACGTCCAGCGCCATCCGGGTCGTTGATGCCTTCGATTGCACTCATGCGCTGAGCCATTGCCTTAAAGTCCATGAACGAGCCAGAAGCCTGACCATTGCGCACGTAACGGCGAGACTGGCTGACCAAATATCGGGCAGCATCATCGTCAAAGCGCATACCCAGTTTGTTCAAGGCGTTCTTGATGGCGTTCCAGAACCGGGCAATGATGTTGGTGTCTAGCATCCCGGCGAAGTCAGCGAGGTATTCCTCAGTGGCCTCTTGGCGCGACATCTTGCGGGCCTGCATTGCAGTGTCCACAGCAGCCTTGACCTTGGCACTGGAGTTGTATACCCCATCAAGAGCAGCGCTCAGTTCTTTTTCAGTCAACAGACCACGAAAGCCGAAGTGACCTAGCGTTTCGTGAGCCAGCACAAACTTCAGTTGCTGCTCAGTGACAACCCGGTCAGCAAAGATGATGACGTTGCCGTCTCCAAACGAGTAACCCACGGCACTGGCCGTGTCAAAGTCACCTTGCGGGCGAGACGCCACTGCCTGTGCATAGAGGCTAGGATTCTTGGCCTTGAAGTCCGCTTGGTTGCGGTAAATCTGTACCTTGGGTTTGATACCTAGCTTGGACAGGAACGCACTTACCAACAGCTTTATACGTCCCAGCGGAATCGAAGCATTGATTGGCGTGCCATCGTCGCGGAAAAAACGACCGTCGCTGAAGTCATCTTTGCGGCCAATGTTCCAGTCTTCCAGAGAGAACGGCGCTTCGTAGTCATCATCGTCAGCGATCCTGTCTTCGTCGATGATTTGCTCGCGCTTGGCTTGCACTTCGTCGGTAACTTTTTCAGTGGCTACACGGAAGATACCCTTGACAGTGCCGGTATTGGGATTACCTTCGGCGTCGAAGTAGTCAGACAGCGGCACGTTGTTCTGGTCGATGAAGTCTTCCATATCTGCGGCGCGGGTAGCAGCCCACAGATCACGCAATTTCTTGACAGCATTTTCACGCTGGGTTTTGTTTAACGGTACTGTCTTTGTGTTTAGTTCTTTAATGTAGTCCGACAATACAATTGCTGGGTTAGCGCGGGTGTCGTTTTTCAGGTTGGCACCGGCCTTACCAATAACACCGCTAACCGGGCCGACACTGGCTTTGTATTTCTTGGCTCTAACGGCTGGCAGGTTGTCGATGCGCAGCTTACCGTCCTCTAACAACTTAGGAATAATTTCTTCGGGCAAGTTATTTATTACAGTGGTGATCTGAGGCAGCAGACTACGCTGGGTAGCGTAATCAAACCACGGCTTAAAATTACCATCGGCTGCACCACCTTTGTATACCGCTTCGATAGTCTTCTTGGTATTGACCAATTCAATCAACACAGCGTCAATGGCGTTTTGCTGGGTGCCGCTAAAGGCCGTGTTTGCCAACAGTTCACGGGCACGCAGAACCGCAGTAATAATGTTGTTGTCTTCGCCAGCGACATAGGCAAACTGCACCACGATGCTAATTGCATCAGCAAAGTCTCGGATGTCTGTAAGCGTCTCGGCTTCAGCAAACGCTTCGTTAACTTCCTCAAGCGAAGTCGGCGTTATGCCAGAGACATCACGCTGCTCTTCTTTTGAGAGCGGCACTACTTCTGCATTGATCTTACCTGCAAGTTCCCCAGTCGCTCGGTTGTAAAAGAGCGCCGTCGCCCATTCGCGCTGCTGTTCTTTAGACAACAGGTTGTACGGTACGCCCTCCTCGGGCTTCATGTCCTCCCATGCTTCAGCAGGGGGGAGTGCCTCAACCTTTATTGGGGCGGCGGCGGTTGCCGCCACGGCTTTTGGGGGCGTGGGTGCCTTTTCCTGTTTAAGTTTTTCGGCACCTTTGCGCTCAGCAAATTTAATACGCTCAACTAGCTGCAACTCTTCTCCCGTACTGGTTACAGTCGGTATAACGGGTTCTTGCTTTTTGGTTTTGCTTTTGAGGGCTTCACCTTTTCCGGCAACTTTGTCCCCGGCTTGGTCTTTGCCTCGAACTCCTTTGCCAGTTCCGGTTGATTTTGGTACATCCACGCT